AGGTCGTTAATGGGATTAGAACCAAGACGCTGGTGGTTCTGCGTGAGAAGTACGTGTTTGAAGACGACGGGTTCAAGAAAGTAGAGAAGAACATGTTTCGAGTTCTTCGTCTTGTGGATGGGAAGTACTCCGTAGAGGTGTACAAGGAAACGAACACTGGACTTGAGAAGACAGAGTCTACTGTGTTTCCTAAGCAGAACGGAAAGAACATGGATAACATTCCTTTTGAGTTCATAGGATCTCAAGACAATGATCCAGTAATCGACCCAAGTCCACTTCTAGACCTAGCCAACTTGAATATTGCGCACTACCGGAACAGTGCGGACTTTGAAGAACTGGTGTTCATTCTTAGTCAGCCAACTCCTGTAATAACTGGGGTGGACGAAGCGTGGGTTGAAGAAGTGTACGGCGGGTCAGGAGAAATACTTCTTGGGAGTAGTAGTCCCATACTTCTGCCTAAAGACGCGAGTGCTTCATACCTACAGGTTACAGAGTCCCAGTTATCGTTCGAGGCAATGCAGCACAAGGAGCGTCAGGCGGTGGCTCTAGGCGCTCGGCTGGTGCAACAGGCATCGGTACAGCGCACGGCCAAAGAAGCGGGCATGGAGGACGCTTCAGAGGCGTCCCTGCTACTCTCAGCAGTAACCAACGTAAACGTGGCCTATGCGCGAGCCTTGAAGAACGTGTCCCTGTTCATGGGAGTTACACCGTCTGAGGATCTGAAGTTTAAGATCAATACCGACCTTGAAATACTGCGGCTAGATAACGCTGGTAGGGCGCAGTTGCTGGCGGAGTGGCAGAGGGGCATTCTGACATTCTCTGAGTACAGAGCGGTTCTGCGCCGGGTGGGAGTGGCTACTCTTGCGGATGAAGAGGCCAGAGGGGAACTGGAAGCCGACGCACTGAGCGCCGCGCTGGTAAGCGTAGATCCGGGCCTACAGAATGACGGAGTAACTAGGGCGGACAATAANAGNCCTAATCCTCAGCCTGAAGCGCCAATCAGCAAGAACACTGGTAAGGCCCGCTAATGCGAGATCTACTGGACAGAACGCTTAGGCTCCAGGTTCTACTGGAGCGGCTGAAGGAACAGGACTCCAGAGAGTTCAACAGAGTTCTTAAGGACATAGATAGAGTAGTGGTAGAAGCACTGAGCAGAGGGGAGGTATCGGAACTATCTAGGTCACAGATGGAAAAGCTGATAGCCGAGGTTTCTGAGAAAGTGTCTAGCGGGGTGGGATCAGCCGCAAGAGATCTAAGAGTCAGGATGCGGGAAATTGGTTTGTTCTCGTATGAGTTCGAGACTAAATCTATATCTGCCGTATCCGCAAGCATAAGCGTAGCCGCTGAAAAGACCCTACAGCAGATATTCAATGACTCTCTCAAGAACCCCCTTCTATCGACCGGTGAACTTCTTCAGCCATGGATAGACAAGATGGTGGCCCGAGAAATAGCTCTGGTAGAGGGACTGCTAAGGCGAGGATTTTCTCTAGGGTGGTCTAACAAGGAGATGATCAGCGCTCTTCGTGGAACCCGAAAGAATAGATTCACGGATGGGCTACTGCCAAAACTGGGAAAGCACAATAAGACCATAGTGAACACAGCATCCCAACATGTGTCTACATCGTCTAGGGCGCTGCTGTTCAAGGAAAATGACGATATTGTTTCTGGGTATCGGTGGGTGTCTACGCTGGATAACAGAACATCTCCGGTAGATAGAGACTTAGACGGAATGGAATTTGAGCTTGGTAAGGGGCCGCTTCCACCCCTTCACCCAAACTGTAGATGCCAGATAGTTCCAACGTTTGCGGAGAAGTTTGCCAATCTTCTTAAGGGTGAGACTAGATCATCCTTAACCGGCCCTGTTCCACAGGACACCACATACTATGAGTGGTTGAAGACTCAGCCTGAAGAGTTCCAGAATATAGCTATTGGAGTAACTAGAGCCAAGCTACTTAGGGACGGTGGATTATCCGCTGAAGACTTTGGACGTCTACAGCTTACTTCTAAGTTTGAGCCGCTTACACTGGACGAGCTTAGAAAGAAACTTCCGGCAGCATTCCGCAGAGCCGGAATATAGGGACGGTGTCCCCAAACCAAACGGGCCGGTGGCCCACAGGAGAGTATCATGCTTAAGAAAATTCTTGAAAATCTGGACGGCATTGACGATACCGTAAAAGTCCTCTACGTTAAGAAAGCAGACGGTAAGTTCCATCTGGACGTGGAAGACGATGACGGAGGCGCGCTCATGCGTGCCAAGGAACATGAGGTGGGGCTGCGCAAGATTGCAGAGCGAGAGCTTGCAGAAGCCCAAGCAAAGCTGGCGGCACATGAAGCCAAGATAGCTGATCTGGTGGCCGCTCAGGGCAGCAGTGTACAGGAACTTCGTTCTAGTCTCGAGAGCGAGTGGAAGGGAAAGGTGGCGGCCGCCGAAGAAAAGGGGGCTAGGGAAAAGAGCACGCTTGAGCAGACTATCAAGCGTGTCTTCGTTAATCAGGTTGCTGACAGTATAGCGAAAGACATCATCCTCGATGGCGTAGCTCCGGAGCTACTTTCTAACATCATACTGAATCGCCTCACTGTTGAGATTATAGACGGCACTCCGATTACCCGGGTACTTACGGCAGACGGAAAGCCCAGCACTATGACCCCAGATGAGCTGAAGACAGAGTACTTTACTAACCCGCGCTTTGCTGCTATAATGCGCGCAACCGATTCCTCAGGCGGCGGTGCTGCGGGGGGTCAAGGTGGAGGCGGTGCCTCTGATGTTAAGTTCAGAGATATGGGCGATGCTCAGCGAGCAAAATTGCTGAAGGAGAACCCTGCAGAGTTCCATCGTCAGGTTGCACTGATGAACTCTACCCGCTGACCAACCTAGGAGATTACTATGCCCCAGACTACTTTGTCTGATGTCTTTATCCCGGAAGTGTTCGCTTCCTACCAGGAAGAAGGTTCCGTACTTACCAATGCCTTTTCTAAGTCCGGCATTCTGGTGAACAATGCTTTTCTCAACTCCTTCGCAAACAATGCGGGGAACCTTGCTACAATCCCCTACTGGCTCCCGATAGACAGCACTTCAGAACCCACGTACCCGAACGATGTCTATACAGACATTGCAGTTCCGGACAAGGTGAGTTCTAACACTCTCATCACTCGCATATCGGAACTCAATAAGGGCTTCTCGTCCTCTGACTTGGTGGCCCCGCTTTCTGGCTCTGATCCTCTGAAGTTTGTCTCGTCTCACATTGATGGATGGTGGGCCGAGCAACTCCAGCGCCGTTTGCTGGCTGCGAGTATTGGCCTGTATAACGATAACGTGGCCGGCACTGGCGATATGGTGCTGAATGTGGGCGTGTCCGATACTGCCTCTGTAACTGAGGCTATGCGGTTCAACGCAACAAACTTTGTCAACACCGTTCTCACCCTTGGTGATCGACTGAACGACATTAAGACCATAGCGGTTCACTCGGTGGTATACGCCAAGATGATTACTGACGACATGATCACGTTCATCAAGGATAGTGACGGTACCACGGATATCCCTCAATACCTCGGGCGTCGGGTGGTGGTGGACGACGGCCTCACGGTGTTCCCAGGAACCGGAGCTAACCCGAAGCTGACCTATCTTAGTGTGCTGTTCGGCGCTAACGTGTTCGGCTTGGGCATTGGCTCGGTCAAGGTGCCATCTGAGTTCCAGCGTGCTCCTGAGCGTGGTTTGGCCGGTGGCTTCGAGACTTTGTGGTCGCGTAAGAAGTGGATTATCCACCCCGCTGGATATGACTTCACTTCTGCAACGGTGTCCGGCCCAGGATTGTCCCCGACGTGGGCCGATCTGAAGCTGGCTGCAAACTGGACTCGGAAGTTCAATCGCAAGCACATTCCGTTGGCGTTCCTTGTCACTAACGGCTAAGGTGGTGGTGGTGGTGGTGTCAGGTAGTCTATGGACAGACTACCTGACTTTCTATACCTGCAGGAGATCGTCATGTCCAAAGTGAAGAAGGTGAAGCCGCAGATTCAGTTGGAAGAAGAGGAAGTAGCTTCTGGCCCGGTGGTTGAAAAGAATGGGGACAGGTACTTTGATTCTTCGACACGGAGTAAGTGGGGTCAAGATACTCCAAGCGTTCACGATCAGATGAAGGCGGTACGCTCCCGAGTGCTGGCCCGGAATGCTCGCCACGGTGATTCTGAGCAGGAATAACGATGACCATAATTGTAGAAGACGGGACAGGCGTACTGGGAGCTAATTCCTTCGTTGGCTTGGCTGAAGTTTCTGCAATTGCGTCAGAGCGTGGGATAGTGCTTCCCACCGCGCCAGCAGAACTAGAAGTTCTGTCCGTAAAGAGCATGGACTACTTGGCCCTGCAGGAAGACAACATGCAGGGCAGTAGATCATCGTCTACTCAATCTCTCATGTTTCCCCGATTCCCGGTATACATTCACGGGAGGCTGGTAGAGGCAGACGAGATACCTTCTGAACTTATTCTTCTCCAGTCCCTGCTGATGATAGCCCTGACCAGTATGGAACTGATGCCGAATATTCCGGCGGGTTCCCCGTCAGTGATAAAGTTTCGGGCAGGCCCAGTAGAGCAAGAAGTCGCGCAGGATTCTAGGATTCTTCCCATTCTAGTCCACGCCAATCGCATGCTCAGGCTGTTATCAGGAAGCGGTAGCAGGATAGTGTCTAGGAGAGGATAGTGGTAGACTACATTTCCATGAGCGTAGATGTATCCGCCCTGATAGCTGAGGTGGGCGTCCAGGTTCAAGTTACCAGAAAGTCAGCGGGAATCTATGATGAGATATCCCAGAAGACTATATCCCCAGCGCCTACAGAAGAGTTCTTGGTTTCGGCGGTGCTGGATAACCCCACCACTAGATCTAACTCCTATATATCCGAGAAGATTCAGACACTATTTAAGTCTGGAGACCAGATTCTGATAATGGTGTCTGGAGTGTACTCCCCAGAACCACTGGACAAGATACTGCTGCCGAACGGTGAGATATTCCGAGTCATTGAAAGTGACTCCGTACGTCCAGGCGGCGTGGACATTCTTCATATGGTGCTGGCGAGAAAATGACTAAGTTTCTGGTGGACATTGGGGATAAGCTGAAGGCTTCTGCTGACAAAATGAAGATCACAATGGATGACATGCACCGGTTCATTGTGTTGAAGACGTTCACCAATGTTGTCCTTGACACACCCGTAGATTTTGGTACCTTGGTAGGAGGCTGGAAGGCCAGCGAAGGAGAGATAGACGAGTCGGTTCCCGTGAGAATAGATCCGGGTAGAAGTTCGGTGATCCGAGAGATTTCAAGCCGTAGCGGTAAGGACGTTAGCAAGGTTTCTTATCTCACTAATTCTGTTCCGTATGTACTGCTTCTTGAGTTTGGCACCGCCAGCTACGGATTTTCCCCCAAAGCGCCCGCTGGCATGATTCGAGTAAATATTGACAGGATACCTCAGCAGTTAACTGACTTTATTGAGTCTAGGAAATGAACAATCTAACCTCCGATGTGGAAGTAGCCCTCAGGGCGTCCTTGCTGGCCGCTGCCGGGGGAGTTCCCATTATTGGGGTAAACCTTCCCGTTGGAGTGGAGCCCCAAGAAGTATATATGTCTAGGGCCGTCCTATACACGGACAGGCGTGCGGTGTCGATGGGCGATGGAGGAGAGGACGAACTACGTGGGATATTCCAGGTGGATATTAACGTTCCTCCAGAAGTGGATACATCTATCGGTAGCGAGATAGTCGATAGGATCCTAGAATACTTCTATGCAGGTAGAAAGCTGTCAGCAGGAAGTGGAGTGGCGTATGTCCGGAGGAGCGTTCCATCATCTGAGCGTAGAGGGGATACGGGTACAGTAACTAAGTCCGTGTCAGTGTACTGGTTTTCAAGGTCTTTTAGGAGGTTGCCATGAGTCAAGCATCTGGGTCACGTCACAGCATAGGGTTCATAAAGGAAGTCACTTATGGGGTTACTCCGGCAACTCCAGTGTTCAACGCACTTCGTCACAAGACTACGTCCATAAATCTTGCAAAGGCGATCATGCAGTCAGAGGAAAATAGAGGTGATAGGCAGATTGCAGACTTCAGACATGGTACGCGGTCAGTATCGGGCAATGTTGTTACTGAGCTTTCCTTTGGTTCTTTTGACGATATTCTAGAGAACGCGCTAGGGGGAGCTTGGGCAGCCAATGTGCTGAAGGCTGGCGTGCTCCGGTCTTCATTTACTATCGAGCGACGATTCAATGACGTGAATCAGTTTCTTCGATACACTGGAGTTCAGGTGGATTCGTTGGCGATGCCGATGACGACTGGTAGTCTAGTTGATATGACGTTTGGGTTCCTGGGACAGAATATGTCCACTGATACGGCTATTATCTTAGGGGCGACGTATCCAGCGGCGCCCACTACAGCCCCAATGAGTGCGCTTGGTGGCACAGTTCTAGAAGGTGGTGTTCCTATAGGCGTAGTAACCGACTTTTCTTGGAACTTGGCTAACGGCTTGTCTTCTAGGTTCGTAATAGGTACGGACATTTCACTGGAACCCAACATCGCTCGTAGTAATGTGACTGGAACGTTGGTAGCATTCTTCGAGACGGCTAACCTATATGAGAAGTTCATATCTGAGGTAACATCTTCTATACAGGTGTCTGCGTCTGACGGGGTAAGTTCATACGACATCCTGTTTCCGAAGATTAAGTTCACTGGCGGCGACGTTCCTATGGCTGGGGAGGGAAGCATAAGTGTGACGATGCCGTTTCAGGCTCTACTAGACCCTGTTACGGGGACTAATATCCAAATAACCAGGAATCCGTAGGAGTAGTTCATGTCAATAGAAAGATATAACACTAGGTCTCGTGCAGAGATACCGAGAAGGATGTACCTTGTAGATCCAGTCACGTTCGAGAGTACGGAGGACTATCTTGACGTGATATCTAGTCTTAGCGATTCTTTCGCTGAGGCTAGGGATGAGGCACTGTCCATTGTTTCTGAGAGTCTTCAGAATTCCAATAAGGAAGAGAGAAAGAAGATATCTAAGGAATGTCAGCTAAGGATTCAAGCGTCGCTGGTGGTGGGCTGGAGCTTCGATAAAGAGTTCACCACAGAGAATGTGATGGAGTTTCTTCGTAACTCTCGATCAGTGCTCAACAGTGTTATAAATCTGGCGGACGACCGAAAGTCTTTTTTCTGCAGTCCCTCGACAGATTCTATGAGTGGGCCGAGCAGCTAACGGCTCTCAGTAAGTTTGTTGAGGGAAGCAATCAGACTTTTCTTGACCACTACAAGATAGTGGAAAAGATATCCGGTAAGCGTCCAGAGCAGCTAGATAGGCTGGGAACTGTACCGCGAGAGTTTGTCTACTTGTGGCGATGGTCAATGGATGTTGGAGTGTTTGACTGGGAACGGGTGTATAGCTGGTCTAAGATGAGGAATATACGACTGTCCCAGTGGGAACTTGATGCACTGATGCACCTAGATAGGATAAAGCACAGTGGCTGACGAAATTACCCGTGGCGTCATAGCAATAGACAGTACGTCTGCTGTTACTGCGGCCAAGAACTTGGACGATCTGACCGCTGCTGGAGTTAGAGCGGGAAGATCTTCTAAAGATTTTGAGACTAATCTCTTAAGAATTAATGAGAGATCGGATGACTTCGGACTTAGTGTACGGGGTCTTACTAAGGCCGAGGCAGAGTATGCGGACACTCTACGTGATAGGGCAATCACCCTAGAGAGGGTGGCTGAAAAACAGAAGATACTGGACGCGCAGAATAAGAAGAATGCTGCGTCTACAAAGAGACTCAGTAATCAACACCGGGAGCTTAGTTTTACTTCTGGTCAGGTAGTTAGAGAATACGCAGTTCTTATAAACGAGCTTCAGAGAGGGGACTTTACCCGGTTCCAGGGATCTTTAATTACACTGGGAAACCGCACTAACCTGATACAGAAGGCATTCACCGGACTAGGCCCAGTAGTTCTGACTGCTACGGCTGCCTTTGGTACTATGGCAGCGGCCACGCTAAAACTGGCCATAGAGCATAGGGAGCTTGAAAAGGCTCTTATACGGACAAACTCCGCCAGTGGGCTTACCGCAGATGGCGCTGTAGAAATGTCCAGAAGATTCGCAGAAGCCAGCGTATCTATAGGTTCTGCCAAGGATGCTGTCAAGGCAGTAATAGCTTCTGGAGTTGTGGGGTCTGCGAGAGTAGGTCAGACGGCTAAGACTGCTCTAGATAATCTGGTCGTCACTGGGACGCAGGTAGAGAAGACGATAGAAATAATTGATAGGCTGCGAGATAGACCACTACAAGCATTGATAGAGGTTAATAAGCAGTTCAGGTTTCTAAGC